AAGGTTGAAGATGTATTGCTAGGCGAAGCATCGTAACCAATAACTGTATTACTACCACCAGATAAACTTGACCCTGCTTGAGAATCTCCTATTACTATATTTAGTAAGCTTGAATCATAGTCAAGTGATAAGCCTCCAGTACCACCACCAATCTCCTTAACCGTTCCAGAATCATTGATATAAAGCTTCTTAGCCGAAGTATCTACCGCAACCTCACCACTAACTATGTCACTCGTTGATGGAGTACTCGTTCCTCTCTTTAACTTAATTGTGTTAGCCATTTTACTTTTAGATTAGGTGAGCAGAGAGGGGTTAATACGTACCACCGTCTATATCAAACCCTGAAACTGCACCATTTTCTAAGAACGTAACTAAATCAGATAAAGCAACTTGAACCATTGTCCCTGCATCATTGACAACTAAACGATCAGCAGCAGCAAGTGTTGTTGAAGTAGCTGATGTTCCACCATCGCAACATGTATTTAATTCGGTGGTCGTTACGGTTGCACCATCAAGAATTGCAATCTCTGTTGAAGTTAAAGCTGCTAAAGCCGCAGAGCCTCCTGATTGACAAGAAGATAAGTTTGTTAAGTCTGTGGCTGATGCTTGCGCTCCTAAACTTGCCCTTGCTGTTGCTCCTGATTCGATAACGAAGTTAGATCCATCTCCAACAATAAATCCACTATCTGAAGGGGTAAGACCAGCTACATCTGCTAACTGTGCGTCATAAGCTTGTACGTTTGTACCAATAGCCAACCCAAGCGCAGTTCGAGCAGCACTTGCTGAAGTTGCTCCTGTTCCTCCATCTCCTATTGCAAGAGTTCCTGTAATGCTAGAAGCTGCTAAATCAACTGCGAGTTCTGTCGATTCAATAACACAACCACCATTTGCCTTAAGGTCAAGTGAAATTGTGTTTCCAGATTTATCAATACCATTGCCAGCAGTAACACTTGCTACTCCAGAGAACTGAGTGAAGGCAAGGTTATTTGTTCCTACAACTGCACTTCCTTTATCAGAACTACAGACAAAACCAACATCTGAGTAAGTTGAACCCTGTTCAATAAAGGTGAACGCTCCAGAAGCATCTGAAGATGCTGCCATGTCGTCGGTTCTCACCCATGAAGCACCAGACTTCACAAGGTAAATACCATTCTGGGTCGCAGTACTTTGGTCTTTTACAAGTACTCGATCATCAGCAGACAGAGCAACTCCGTCTACGGTCTGAGTACCACTGAGAGTCAAATTCGCTGTAGTCGCTACTTTTACTGAATCTTTTATATCTAATCCTTGAGCAACTCCATCCACGTAGCCCTTATTCGCAGCATCAGAATCAGCAGTGCAATCAGCCAATCCTGTAATCTTCTGACTATTTAAACCTACGGAAGCCGTTGGTGCAGCTAGTTGATCAAGCCTATTTGTTTGTACTCCCGTATCGAAATCAGATATTTTGGTATGAGCTATTGAAGGAATATCAGCAGCAACTAAAGCTCTGTATGCAGCCGCAGCAGCCGATCCAGCAGTAGGGCCAGCAAGAATATAGTTAGCTGTCTGGGTCGTTTCCTTATCGAAATATTTGCCCTTACCACCTACAGGAATAATGGATGTTGCCGATCCACCTGCACCACCAGTTCCTTTACCAAAGTACAGAATCTCATTGCCTTCAGAGAAGGCTAATTCTGCATTTTCGAGACTGGTAGGAGCTGAACTTCCAGTGCTACGTTTGATTCTGATTGTGTTAGCCACTAGAAGTTGCCTCCGTCTGTAATTGTGTTAGTAGTCCATGTGCTGTCAGCCTTATAGGTTCCAGCAGTACTGTCATAATAAATTATAGACTTATTCACCTTATTATCATCACTTAAAGTAAAACCTCCTGTCGCTCCTTGTGGTCCTTGAGTTGCCACCGTAATAACTGAACTATTGTTTTCATCAATAGTTACAGTATTTTTATTTGTTGTGATGTTGACTGAACTCATGCTGTATATCCTTGACTCATAGAAATTGTACCTTCAATCCAGTATTCTTTCAGCCCTGATCCGTTAGTCAATAAAACATCATATTGATATTCATCTAAATAAAAATCAGCCGTTTGGGTATCAGTTACTTTCCATGTAAATGTCCCCCCTGCGGCACTGGTGACAGTACAAGTAGCATCCGCAGCTTTAACTTCTCTTTCTTTATCCCAGATCTGACTTGCAACTGAGTACCCTGTGAGATTCACTGCACTACCTCCTGAATCTTTTAAAGTCACATCAACACTATGATCCGATCTTCGTTGGATCGTCATGTCATACCTGCCAGGTGCTATTGCCATTAGACCTTTTGCTTACATTGTAAGTATATCAAGATTATGCAGGTTTATTAGGCCAAATAACATCTTCAGGCTCAGATGATGTTGTTGGCAAATCTCTTAAATCTTGTCTGTATTTCTTTTGAGCCTCTGTCATCTTCCTATCTGAAACAGCCCACCAATCTGTTTCTGTCAATAAATCATTACGAGTTTTTCTTAAATCGATCCATTTAGCATCAAAACCGATGCTTTTAATTTCAGAAGCAACAAAAGTAGAGTTTATATAACTATCCCCTACGTTTACAAGATCTTCTGCCACAACAGCGATTGAACCTTTAGGTGGCGACCATACATTTACATCACCATTCCATTCCACAACACTGGTAACTTTCTCCTCTTCAATGATTGCATAACGAGTCATAGGTCTGAAATCCTTGGTTTCAATTCTAGCCATTTGGAACCCAATACTAACTCGATCACATTCACTGCCTACACAATGCCAAAAATAAGGCTTAGTACCTGTAGCAGTAAAACGTCTTATTGTTATCCCTTTATCATCATAATCAGTAACAATTTTTCCGTCTTTGTAATACCTGAAAAAAGATTTTCCTGCTTCTGAAGAATGACTGATATAAATACGATCTGTTGGATTATTGTTATTTGTATGCCAACTCATATAACCAGTTTTCGGATAGAAAAAAGTTCCACTACATGCAATATATAAATCAGGGAACAACTCTTTCATTATTTTCTCTATTTCTTTTGCAGGCTTATCTACGGAAACCCTTGAAAGATTATTATTTTTACTCTTAGCAATTTCGTAATCTATAACAGATAACAATTGTTCTTCAGATACATTTTTTTCCCAATCTGGAACATATTTCGCCTCGGATTTCTCTTTTATTTCGTTTAAGTAAGGTTTAATTATTTCATCTATTTGCTTAACGATCTCAGAAGAAAAAGGATTACGAATTACCACTGGAAGACAACTACAAACCCTGAACCTCCTGCATTCCCTGCTGATCCTCCTGAATCTGGATGGTCTTTACCTGCACCGCCGCTTCCATAAGGTATCGAAGTGAACTCTGCCTTATTGGTACTTGTATAGCCAGAAACATTACCATTAAGACCTGCTGTACCTTCCCACCCTAAAAGTTCGTTAGTACATGCACCTGCTGCTCCACCTCCTGTGTTTTGATTTTGGCCTGCATAGTTAGATCCTCCTCCACCTCCAGCAGTACAAGTTGAACCCGAACCAACAGGATTAACAGAAGATGCTCCACCAGCACTGCCATTACCAGTAGAGGCAGCACCTGCAGAACCAACCGTGATGTTGGCATTTGCTCCTAATTCTGTTGAATTATAAAATTTAATAGCTGTAGCACCTGTTCCCGCTTGTCCAGACCGAGCAGGTTTAGTAGTATCATCATGATTTGCTTGACCTCCACCACTCGATCCCCCACCTCCAATAATTACAAAAAGAAAGCCTGACCTAGCAGTTGAAGGAGTAAATGTTGCACTTGTCGTAAACGTACTTATCTCTGCTCCTAAATTAGTAACAGCCCAACTAAGAGCACTACCATCAGTAACTAACGCTTTGCCACTATTGTTTGCTTGAGCAGGAAGTAAGGCTGCTATTCCTGCTGCGGCTGTTGTCGCTCCAGTACCTCCATTAGCAACATCTGTTACGCCTAAAGATTTAAAAAGAGTAGTACTTAAAGAACCAACTTCAACCCAAGATTGATTTGTTGAATTTCTTACTTTTAAAACTGCTGGATCAGAAGATGTGTCAAGCCACTGCATAAATGCAGCCTTAGTTGATGGTTCACTATTTCCACTATTTAACGTTTGAAGAGCTTCAAGATTGTCATTGAGATCTATCCTTGCCTGTGGAAAGGTGACATTTTCTAAACGTTCTGAATTAGCTCCTCCGTCTGGGTTAGCTTGTGGCATTAGATGGCCCTCCCGAATCCTGTCACAGTGTACATAAATGCTGTATCTACATTACTCCCATTATTGAATGTTGCGGTAAATCCTGTTCTACTCAAACTAGAAACACTTACAAATAAGTTTGAACTAGAGGAGTTTGGAGTGATCTGAACTTGTGGAGTATCATAAAAAGCCTTTTCAAAAGTTACGTTATAAACCCCAGTTGAAGCAGAAGTGTTAGCAGCAACAGAAGCACTATCTGTTCTTTGTAACAAATCTAGGGTTGCACCTAAGTCACTAATTGTTACTTTTGCATCTGTGTTATTTGAAGTAATTACAGCTTTTATTTGAAGACCTCTTGCTCTAATAATGGCAGCTTCAAACTCTGCCCAATCACCCCATGTAGGTGAAGAACTTGGATTATCAGAAGTCGTCCTTACATATAAATCTACATTCGCTTCATCAATAACATTTCCATCCATTTTTCCTGATGCTGCGTCAAATAAACCACTTCTTGAATCCCATGCCGTACCCGTAGCTGCGATTGAATTACTAATAACCTCCTTCCTTAAAACAGCGTCATATTGCACTCCAGAATGTCCAAAATCAAAAGTCGTAGCGAACGTATATTCTCCTTCTTCATCTCCATCTGCATAAAACGGATCATGGTATCCAGAGGAGACATAAGGATTCGGTGTTAGGACTAAATTGTTACCCGAAACAGCTAATCCGCTATTAACTTTTCCTCCCGAAAAAGCAGTTTCTTCACTCCATGTCTTGATATTTAATCTTCTTGTCGTTTCAGGTAAGGTTGTAACAAATGAAGCAGGATTAACTGATTTATTACCTAAATAATCTTGAGCTTTAACAAAATACGTTCCAGCTAATAAAGGCACTTGCTTCTGAGTTGAAGCACCTGAAACACCATCAACAATTTTATTACTTGTTAGCCAACTAGCACCCGATGTTCTAGGGTCATGCCTAATAATAATTCGACCACCTAATTTAACATCTAACTGAGGTACTTCTTTCCAAGAAAGTACAGCTAATGTTTCAGATATTGGAACCATTGACAAGCCTGTAATATCATCTGGATCCCCTTGCACCCCTCTAACGTCATATTCACCTGTAGCGGAAGTACTATAAAGAAGTCCACTAGAACTCAAGCTAGAGACTTGAACTGCATACACTCCTTTTTTTACATCCATTAAATCTATCGTTGTCCCATTAATAACTTCTGTAGTAAAATTATCATCTTCATGTCTCCATTTAACTCGGTAACGATCTACTCCATCTACACTTGTCCAATGGAATGTGATCTTAATAGAAATCTTACCGTTTAATTCATATTGAAGTTCTTTAGTTGTTGTACCGTCATAACGTGGAACATCTAAAACTTGAACATTTGTAGGAGCAGCAGGAATAACATTTAAGTTTGTAGTATCTCTTGCAACTAAAGCCATTCCATCCTCAATATGTGCATATTTACTAGGGTTATGGTAAACAGCTTCAATCGTATAAAGAAAATCATCTTCTTCTTTAATACTTAAAACTCTCCACAACGAAGTCTGAATATCTGTGCTTTCAATAATCCAAATACTATTTGCATCAGGAACAGCTTGAAAATTACTAGCAATATTGACAACGCCTGTTCCTTGAACATAATTGCTATCCCAGTAATTACCATCGCAATACCCAGCAATACCAGTGATTTCATGCCCACCATCAAACGTACCATCAGGCAACACGACTCCTATTTTCGGAGCAGTACCAAGAGAAATGTTTTCTATTTCTGTGCCACTATCTACTCCAACAGAATTAATCGTTGCAGATGTAATCCTTCCAGCTCTTCTTGCTCCAGCTTTTAAAGGGTCAGCAACAGAAATAATATTCCCAGGTTTTAACAACTGAGCCGTTACCAAAGTAGAAGTAAAAGCAATAACTTCACCATATTTCTCTTCATATAAAAGCCACTTACCCAATCTGTTCGCTTGCGCTCTACTAGTACAAGCAAAAGCACTAACACTCTTTTTCACTACCCCCCTCTTCGCTATTTCACCTGTATCTTTCACAACCTCATAGGCTTTATCCTTCAAGACCAAATCTAAATAAGCAACAACAACAACTGTTGGTTTGTTTTTATTACTTGCATTTGTATAAGCAAAACCCTCTTCCGTTACATTGCTTTGGTTGAAGTTATAGATAGGATCAGCAGGTGCGTCGTGAGCAATGGTTAAACTTCCGTCTTCCCAGAAGCCTTGACTTCTCATAACAGAAAGAAGTTGATTTATTACGTTAAAAGCTTCATCTGTTGAACTAATTGTTGCATTACAACTAAATCTTGCTTCGTTAGTTGTAACTCCATCAAGTGTATATTCGACCTCTTCATTAGCGTATTTACTGGCACGAAAAAACGCCCATTTGTCTAATTGTGAACTATCAAAATGATCTCCAAGACCAAATCTAGTATTTAGCATCAACGCATATAAAAGCCAAGAAGGGCATGATGTCCATACAGCAGCTTGAAAAGTTCCATCCCATACAAAGTTCGTTGGATAAATTATCCTTCCCGTATCACTATCAACTGTAACTCCAGTTGGGATCTGTACTTTTAATCCTTTAATATCATATTTTCTTGAAGGAATTGAACTAAATTGTTGTGCATCCAGTCTTACTCCAATCAACGCTGTATTAGGATAATTTTGAGTATCAAATTTAACAGCAGTATAATTATTCCAAGTAAAAGAATTAGACAATAAAGAATCTTTACTGTCATCAGTTACCCTTGTAACTTTTACGGTATAAGTTGAATTTTCTCCTATCTCACCTGCGTCTTTCTTGAAACGTATTTCATACTGTCGATTATAAGGATCTGCTGTTCTTCCTCTAATCGTGTCATCAACAACTTCATCGTAAGCTGTTTCACTTCCTGTTGATATGTTTGTATATTTAACAGCTATTTTTAATCGAACTTCTGTTCCTAATGTGTCTCCATTTTCATTGTTTATCCTCTGTAAGGCAGGAATTGTAATTGTAACTCTAACAGCATCAACATCTGTATCAGTTATTGTTCTTACTACAGGAAACTCTTTAGTAACTGGAGTACCAACAGTCGTTGCGGATAAAACTGCCGTAGACGATTCTAAAGGAATATAAGATTGGGTTGCAGTACCAGTTCTTTCATATAAATCAACATCTTTAAAGTTATAAGTTCCATCTGCATTTTGTAATGCTGTATCGTTAAAAAAGACAGACTGGAAACCATTAGCAAGACCTTCTATTGGCCCCTCTGCTATGACCTCAGTTATATTTGCAAATTCCCTACTATCTAAACTATCCCGATCAGTACGTGGAGTTCTATCACTACCTTTATCACCTTTGCCACCACCTCCTGCACCAATGATTGTTGTTGTCATCTTACATCCACCTGTACGGTATCAATACCTGCGCTGACGACAACGCTTCCCGTTATTGTACGACCTAAAACAATAGGGACAGGAACTCCAGCAGAATTTGTATTAGTGATACCACTAAAATTAAAATTGGTTCGTGGATCTTCAGTCTCTTTAGGAATTTTATCTTCAGGAGCTAAAAGGCCAGCAATACCAGAGAGAACCAATAGAAAACCAATATTTCCCAATGCTGCCCACCCCAATCCACCTGATGCAAATAAAGTACTAATTCCTGTAGTAGCACCTTTAGTAGCAGCAAAACCAGTAAGACCAGGAGCAGCCAGTCCACCTGACGAAATAACAATACCAACTAAAACAACACCTAAAATAATCCTTTCTGCATTTCCACCAGCTCCAGCAATCACAGGTGTAATCAATATGTCTTCCTTACCAATTGGATCACGTATTTGATCAACTCCTATTGATGTATTTCCTACACATACAACATATTCTCTTTCTGCCATGTGACGGTCTAACCCTGCAAAGTTAGCCACCAACATCCTTACGCTTTCTGCTACATCAGCTATATCCGCAACAATCTCTTTCCTGCCTGTAAATTCAGCCAGTTCCCCATATAGCTTTACTGTTCTCATGCCTTAATTTCTTACCTGTACTTGATTGTAACCAATCTCCATAACAATCTCTACAACTCAAACGATTTTGAAGATGATGCAATACATTTCCATCCCCTAAATACACCGCACAATGATTTAGCCCTGTTGATCCAATCGACATTAATAACAAATCACCCTTCATTAATTTCTCATCTTTTAACAACCGAAATCCTGTAGCTTCATAAGCTCCATCAAACATCGGTGCTTTGATGAACTGCTCTGGATCGTCAGGTCTATCCCAGTCTCTTAACTCTAATCCTTCCTTTTTGTACCAATCTCGTGCGAGAGTCCAACAATCCTGCACCGCCCAAACCCATTGTCTCGATAACAAGGGTGAGGTATAGGCTCCAGAAGGATTGTATGTACTCCATTTCTCCATTCTAGGATTAACGATATACCACGGAATTTTGCCTTTACTAGCAGCAACTTTATCTGCCTCAGATGGATCAGGTGCTGATATTGGGTGACTGTGAATAATAGCCAGTATCTCTCCACGTTCTTCTGCTCTTGCATAATCAATTGAAGAAATCTGAAACATCTGTTCAGGATATTTTGCAACATTTTCACAAGGCCAATATTTTTTCTTTCCCTTAACTAACAACAAAAGACCACAAGACTCCCTTGGATCAGCTTCTTTAGCTGCTTGTAAAGCTGTATATTTCCAATTAATAACTGAACGTACCGATACCAGGGAAGTCATCAGGTAATATCTGTCGTTTTGGCAATCTTACTCCAACTAAATCAAACGCACTACACATTTCGTATGAAATAACATCTCTATTTTCCATTGATTTTCTATCTATAAAATAAATATCTCTTGGCCTAAAATAACTGGTTGGATCAGCATCACTATTAGTTCCACCAGTAAAATTCACAGCATCTAAATACTTAGAAAGTGTGCGAGTTCTTGTTACTTTGCAACCTTCTAAAGTTCTAGTATTTCGAGGTAAAGCATTACCATCATCATCAACATTTAACAGTGCCAATATTGTTGTAAACGTACCATTAAGGTTCGCCACTGAGATATTAGGTCTAGGTAAAGAACCTTTACCCGTAGCCTCATACCCATCTGCCTTTAATGGTATTGCTGTATAAGTATTACCTTGCCAAACAATATTATTGCCTAATTCATTTTTTGTATTTGTAAATCTATAAACAGTAGTTGCTCCATGTTGAGCATTATTCAATTCAAAATCGAACAACTCAACAACCGTCTTAGCGTCAGCATCCTGTAGGGTCTTTTGTAGATTAAAACTGCCATCACCTTCTGCGTAATCGGCAACCCAATAATCAACAACGCAATACAGCATTAATCTATGCAGCTACAGCTTTAACAACCGCAAAACGAATCACAATTGCTTCACTTAATGCTCCTGCTGAAATATTGGTAACAGTAATCAAAGCCGAACCTGCTGCTGCTTGAGCATTTAAAACATACTTACCTGCTGTACCAGCAGAGGCATGGTTTAAAACAATAACATCAGTTGCCGCAATCGTTGTATTTGTAAGGGTAAAAGAAACAAGAGTATCAGCCGCTAATGCAGCATTATTCATTGTAACCGTTCCACACTTTTTACTTAAAGTAACCCCAGTCGATTTTGAAGTAGCTTGCGTTACAGCTCCACCTTCACCAGTTATATAACCAGCTTTATCAGTGTTTAAATTGTTGAAATTAGCATCAACTTCTGTATGAGTTAATGGTGAGCCTTTCCCAGCCCTAGTGACAATCGTACTCATGTTTCAAAAACCTGCCTGAATGATGCAGTTATATTAACTCTATTTGGATATGGTATCTCTTTTTGCCAAGTATCACATACCCATTTATAAGAAGTCGTTGTATCAGGAGGAGTCCAAGTAAAACTTGCTCCATCTTCTGCCCTTGCATCTAAAAACGCTTCAATCGTATCTGCATTAGTAGTAGTCAAATAATTAAACTGTAAATCCCATTTCTTTGGATTTTGATTTAGTCCTACCACAATTCTGAGTTCATATCCATCACCCATGCTGCTAATACGAGTTTTAGGACTACTCGATTTACTGATCGTAAAACTTGGTGAGATGCTAGGGAAAGTTGCCATGATTAGATTTAACTAAGTATTCCTCCAGGTCGTTTTTGTCTTGCTATCTCAGCTTGAACTGCTGTTGAAAGCATCTTACCCAATATCTTAGCTTGAGTATCTTGCCCTTCGACACTGGTTCCTTTCGCATCAACTGAGATATTAACAACTGTACTGCCACCGCCTCCAGCTATTCCAAGTTTTCCATCCTTACCACGTTTTAGCGGGACGATAGCTTCAGGACCAGCTTCACCCATCAGGCCAACTCCCTTGGCAAATGGGAAAAGTGTAGGACTATTAACTATGCCTCCTTTGGCGTAAGGGACAATGCCGTTCTTGGCAAAAACATTTCCATTTGCACTGCCACTTACAACATTTTTGAAAGATTTTGTTGCGTTAGTCGCCTTATCCGCCCCAGGGAATAAAGCTCCAACAATAGGAGCAATAATGGCTTGTCTAATAGCAATCCTTGTTATATCTGCAATAACAGAACGAGCAAATTCTTTAAATTTAAACTTACCTGTCATTACAAAATTAGTTAAAGCATCTTCCATTTTTTTGAAAGTTCCAACTGTGAAATTCTCAATCATTGTGGTCGTATCCAATATTTCATCTCTAAATTTTGCTAATGGGGAATCATCACCTCCTCCTTTTCCTTGACCTGGATATTCAAATTTTCCTGTTAATTTAACTATCCTTGCTTTCATCTCATTTATGCCTTTTAAGTTTTGAGTAAGTGCAGCATCAGCTATTGCTATAATTTCTTCCCTTGTTGACGCACCTAATAACCGAAAAGTTTCATCATCTAAATAATTTTCTGGATTAGCTATAGCATCTCTTAATCGTACATTTGCATCTTCAATTAATTTAAGTTCTCTTGCCGCTTCTTTAGCGTTCAATTGATCTGCCGCAAACAAACCACCTTCCTCATTAAGGAGATTTGCTTGATTTCTGACTTGCCATAGAGCAGTTGCGATAGCAGCTATAGCACTAGCAGCTATGACATATTTATTTCTCGACACAGCAAGATTAAAAGCCTGTTGAGATACTGTCGCTGCCTTAAGAGCTGTATTAAGTTTCAACATAGCGTCCCAAGCCCTTATCACCATTGCTACTATTCCTGTCTTATTGGTGATCTGTTGTTGAATGTTATAAGCGAGTAAGGCAGCAGTCGCACCTGCAATTACTGGGGCTAATTTATCGAAATTATCAACAACAAAACTAATTGTTGAGGCCAAAGCCAGAAAAGCATCACCTCCAATTTCTGCAAGTCTCGTTAAAGCAGGAATTAAATCAAGAGCTAAATTTGCCCCGATTTCTTGGAACTCTTTACCCACAGGAATTAATGTTTCTCCTACCGCAATTTTTAACTTATTCATCGCAACTCTTGATCTTGCTCCTGCCTCTTCATTTGACTTTGCAATCTTCTTAGCTAACGGAGCATATTCTTCACCTAGACTTGCTACAAACTTACTTAACATGTCTAATCCTACCGTTCCATCTTTCAAATTTTTCTGTAATTCTTGAGTAGAAATATTATTTGCTTCAGCAAACCTTGTAACTGCCGCAGGGAATCTCTCGCCCAATTGTCCACTCAATTCTTCTGCACTTACCTTCCCTTTTGAATATATTTGAACCATCGCTGTTATCGCAGATTTAACATCATCTGCACTACCAGCAGTACCCTTAATTGCAGCAGTTGTATTTAAAAATGCTTCTGCTGCGTTATTAATATTCCCCCCCGAACCTAATACAGCAGCACTTAATCTTGTCATTCCTTTTATTGCTACTTCTTGCGGTACGTTATACTCTTCTACGGCTGTCTTAACAGCCTCCATAGCAACTCCATAAGAGCCAGCATCCTTAGTTATTAACTTTAAAGTCTTTTCTGATTTCTTATACTCAGCCGCATATTCAGTAGCACCACCAATTGCCTGAGAAACTGGTGTCAGTACTTGACTAGCAACAAGACCACCAGTAATCGCACCACCAGCCATATCGCCACCTGGCCTTAAAGCTTCAAATCCAGCTCCTAATCCAGCTCCTAAGAATCCAGCAGGCCCACCAACAAAACCAGCACCTAATATCGACTGACCTGTTCTTCTTAAATTTGCACCACTAAATTTATTTGCATTTAATTTCTGTAACGCTTTATCTGTTTGTTGAATTGCATTAGTAGCTCGTTTAAAAGCAGCACTTGTAGGATCTAAGCCGTTTCTAATATTTTCAAGTTTACTTCTTTGCTTAGTTAATGTATTGATATTGGTATTCCCTGCCTTTGTATTCTTCTCAACCTCATTTGTTAATTCTTGAACAGATTTAACAACTTTTTTAACTTTTGGAGCCGTAAATTTTTGACCAGGTAAAACTTCAGCAGCCGTAGGTTTACCAGGAGGAAGTAATTTTTGACCATATTTAGGATCAACAGCTTTAGCTATCTCCTCTCTTCTTTTCTTTAAAGCCTCATTTCCTTTCTTAACAGTCGCATCTATCTCTTTAATCTTCTCATCTACTAATTCAGTTACCGTAACCCATTCTTTTGAACCTCTTACTAAATCAGGTAATAAACCTTGTAATTCACCTAACTCATCTCTTAATCCTATATCTGTCTTAGGTGCTGGTTGCCTTGCTCCTAACTTAAATGGATCTAGTGGTTGTAATGGTGCTTTTTCTGTAAAGCCAAGATTTTGCTTATACATAACTGACGTCAATTCGTCAGTACTTGGCTTGAATCCACTGATTCCACTACCTGTCCTTGGAAGGTAGTCCCTCCAAGATTTCTTACCTTGTTGATATGTTTGCTTACCATAAATCCCTGTTAAATTTGTATCTCCATATTTAAACTCCTCCTCCATTGCCTTCCAGCTAGGAGATTTTATTCCAATACCCGCAAAAAGTCCTTGAAGGTTTTGAGCGAATTTAGGCATTTTCCTAAATTCTTTATAAGCAACATCTTCTTTAATTAATTTAGGGTCAAAAAAAGCCGACTGCCTTCCTTCTCCTGCTCCTATAAAATCTTGATCATAAAATGCCTTTCTCTCTTTTTGGTATAAAAAAGACTTAGCTCTATCGTTTTGAATTTTTATATCTTTTTCTCTTATTAATTGGCCTGCCTTTAACTTTGCATTTGCATGATCAGCAACAGTATTTTGAGCTTTCTTGATTTGCGTCCAAGATTGCTCCCTAGCGTTAATTTCTTGTAATACATCTGCATAGTCTCGACTTCTTATATTCCCTGTATCCCTAATATTTAAAGCTTCTCTTTGAAGTTTGTTTAAATCACCAGTTGTATTCTTTAAATCTTTTATATCAATATCATGTTTTCCCTTACCTTTTCCATACCTTGCTTCACCTGCTAAAAATGCTGCATTAGATCGTTTAATCGCATCTTGAAATTCTTGAGTACTTTTAGTAAAGTTATCAACTCTAAATGTACCTTTTTTAGTGTACTCAAGCTTATTTAAGAAATCTTTTTGTTGATTATTTATGCTTAAAGCATCTCTACTTAATAAACTTTGTAAAACAATTTGTGACTTTCTAAAATCTTCTTCTCTTTTAATATCAAGAATACCTAGTCCCAAAAGAGCAGAATCACCAGTACCAGGAGAGATTCGACCACCCTTTCTTTTTCTTTGAACACTATCTGCTTGCTTCTCAAGAGCAATCCTTTCTTGTAATTCTTTATTTAAAAAATTAAGTTCTTTAGTTAAATTTTTATAAACTTTTCCCTGATTATCGGCTCTATTTCTTAATTTTTCAAATGCAGAGATTTGGCCTTTTAAACCTTCATTAGTGTTAAACGTAGCCTTGCCAAATTCTTTTATTCTTTTTGTCGTTGCTGCAAAAGCTCCATCTGTCTTCTTAGCTTTTTCTTCAATATCTTTCAAAGCTTTTCCTAAGCCTTGAACATCTTCAAAGCCCTCAATAACGGCTTTAAGCGTCAGTTTTCCAACTTGTCCAGCCATTATTTAGACTCCTTTTTATGAAATTCCTTTAACGCCGCAGTTTCCATAATTTGAAGCCCTTCTAATACCTCAGTGCGGTCTTCTATATTGTAGAGGTCAAATAGTCCTCCAGCCATTAATAACACCTCATATTTTAAGCCAACATAACCAGACATGGAGACTTCCCACTGAGTCTGCATGTATAAAAACATATTTATTGTTTCCCAATTACATTCCCATACTTCAAATTCATCTTTCTTCTCTGGACTTTTAGGAATCTCAATACCAAATGCTTTTGCATCGTCTTGAGTCATATCTATAACTTCTTTGCCGCCAGAAGCCCAGTAAATAGCGGCCTCTCTTAGTTTCCCTCCTTACCTGTTGTATAAAACTTCTGGAACGCTTCGACAACACCAGCTACGAAATCAATATCTTCTGAAAACTCTTTTAAGTTTGCTTTGGTGAAAGGAATCTCAGTTCCATCTTCCTCTGTGATGTCACTCCAGCCAAGAACAATTTTTTCTAATGCTTTATCTTCTTCTGCCTCACTGAAAGAATTTAACTCTTTTTTACTTAACCTTTTAAATTTAATAGTAAACGTATCTCTATCAAATTCTCCTACATTTGTTTCAGAAGGACGTTTGATTTCAACAGGCCAAGGATAAGCTTTTGACTTTCTACGGATAAATGCCATAAAAAATAATGATATGCCTTATTACCATAGCCTAAAAAAAGGGGGGTATAAACCCCCCAACACTTAGAAGTGACGATTTAATTACTCAAAAATGAGACTTAACTCGTCATTTCCTGCTGTAGTAGGAATCATTGTGTAAGGCACTTCCCACATTGCGATGCCATCCTCTTCACCGTAAGAAATCGCTCCCAAGTCACAACGATCTTTAGTTGTTTGACTAGCAACAAGACCTGATTGAATTGTGACCTTATTAAGAGTAGTAGTTCCATGAGTGAAACTAATCTCACCCAATGTTCCATCTGCAAGTGCAGCAGCAAATGGGTTCCATTGCTGACTACCACCACTAGCTAAGTTCACAGCCTCAACTGTTACAGAACCAGTAATGTTTCTATTCGTGATCAACACTTCAGGGCTACCACCAACCAATTCACGATAAACAACCTCATTACCAATATCTAATGAGAAGCTGCTCATCTGCAAACCTGTCTCTCCAAAGATCTTGAAGTTAGTAGTATTGCCATTATCAAACAGCACTGGATCTGCTTGCTTGTTGTAACTAGGAGTTAATGCAGTTGCGTCAGAAGGAGCTATGTAAACTCCAGTAAAAGTGAAATCAATAGTAGGAATTTCACCAACACCACAAGTGATAGAAAAACTTCCTTTTGCTCCTTTTACAGTGTGCTGAACACCATCAATGTTGTAGAGAATACTGACTGTAGTAGCGACAGTGGAGTTTGGAATAAACAAATGCTTTGCATCATCTGTTGATTCTCCTGTAAAGCCACAAGCTTCAATACATTCTCCATAATTAGGAGCAAGGTCAGCATCGACTCCAGCACCAACACCTGCCATCTCAACAGAGAAGGTACAAGAAACTCTGGTGTTTGCTTGAAGCTGTTCACTGGCTCCAAAATAAGGTCTGACTAAATCACGACTTACGACATCACTCTCCTGTGGAGTAATACTTAAGTCACGAACTAGAAGACAGTTAGCCGCCTGTGGAGCATTGTAAGTTCCAGCAGTTGACTCTTTCAGAACAGCAATAACTCGTTTGCGTGTTAATAAAGCCATTAGTAATTACCTTGATTGAGATTAAAGAAGGGAAAAAGATCCCAACTCTATTTCAAGAATTTCAATTAATATCATAGACAATATGCCTTGTTAGGGGTCAAGAAAGACTTCCATAAGTAGTTCTGTAATCAACTTCAAATTCACACATGATCAATCCTGCTGGTTGATCTGCCTCTATTAATTCAAACGTAGTAGTAGAAGGACGTATATCTATCGCCAAGCCACCTACCGTAGGATCAGTCAATAATTTGGAATGTAAACTTTCAATCGTTGCATCCGCCAAATTATCTGGAATCGTACCTCTAGAAATTACAACCACTCTTATTCTTAATGTCCAATCAATATGACCTGTAGTACCTCGAATACTAGGTTGATCATTAGTCCATTCAACAACGATTGCTGGTGACTCTGCTCTAGTAGTAGGTTCTGCCCTCGACCTATAAATGCGAGTTCCGACTCCAGTTGTACCAGCAAGAGTTGTTTTTAATGCTGCTAAGATCCGTTCTCTTTTACTTGCCATGAGTTAAGTCTTCATTAATGACAGAATACAAAAAATGCCGTCATCTACCTTTCTAACACTACGAACCGTATATTTTATTGCATTTACAGTTAAAGCCGATTCAAACGCAAGTTCTCCTAAATCAGAATTTTTTGCAGTTAGCTGATAGTCAGTAGTTAAGACGACACCATCAGCAATAACTTCATCAGGTTGTTCGAGAATACCTTTGTAATTCGTACCGTCATACACAACGGTATCGGAAAAATCTTCTAAGAATACATCTATATTTTCAAGAAAAGCCATAAAAAAAAAGCCCCTAAAAAGGGGCTATATAAAATTAACCGTACTTCTTCAAACCAAATCCATTTACAGAGAATGTAAATGACTGACCTGATGAACCGCCAATTGTGTACTTGATACGGACGTAACGTCTTGCATCATCCTTATTCACAGAAACTGTTTGAGCAGAAGCTGTACCAGTCACCTGAGTGAAAGCAACAGCACCTGACGAAATAGCAGCGAATGAGGAGTTATCAGCAGAATCTTCAATTGTTACATTGAGAGTTGGACTTGTACCAGCCCCAGCAGCAGAATCCAAGACGAATACAACGTCACCGTCATAAAGCCTTAAATCAATACCTGCTGTTTGGCCTGTAGCTGTCCTAGCTGCTGTTGGATGACCTGCGATCAAATTTAATTTGCCGAGGTTCTGTTGAATAACTGACATTTAAGCTGTCTCCTTTTTAGGAGTAGAAGGTTTTTCTTTTGGAGCCGCAACCTTCTTTGCAGCAGGTGCAGCTTTTTTTACAGCAGTTTCAACGACTAATTCAGCCTTGTTACTGCTGATCAACATTCGACCTACGTTCTCTTCTACCTCAAGTGTGGTGCCAGCCTTGTTAGCAAGGCCAGCAACCATCACTCCTCTGATGAGTTTTACCTTCATCAAATTAGGTTCCGAGACAGAAAGCAGTTGGCTGTTTAACACCGAAGTCCACATCTTGTAATGCAACTATTCTAACGCTTCCTGATTTGGACATTGCGTATGGATCAACAGTGATGTCTAAACCAGACCAGAACGCAGCTATCAACTGACTAAAGTCACCGAATAAGCAGTCGTTGTTTGTTAATTGGTTAGAAACAATTACTGGATAACCATTGATTTCATTGTTCGCAAAAACAAATTCACCAGAACCAGCATCTTTCTTAACGCTCTTCAATCCACCTCTAGCAGTCGCATTAACGATGTACTTAAGTGCGCCTTGATCAGCA